CTACCCGGCTCCACGGGCTGCTGGACATGGTGGTCGAGGCTACTGAGGGACGGCTGGTTGTGGACGACCTCATGAACGGACGGGCGATGCTGCCAGTAGTCGAGGCGGATCACGGGGTGGGCCAACTGATTGGACTAGGTGGCGGCGAGGGGGTGGCCCATGCCTAAGCATACGCCGGAACCGTGGATGCTCCACAGAGACAACCATATGGGCCTCACCTATCCCATGGGCGAGGAGGTCAGCCACCGGATCATTTGGGGGGACGGGCGTGATGTGGCCTACCTTCCCCCACACTCTGATGGGGACAATGGAAACGCCAACGCTGCCCGCATCGTGGCTTGCGTCAATGCCTGCAAGGGGCTGAACCCTGATGCGATTCCCGAACTCCTGGAAGCGGCCAAAACGCTCCTGGATAACCGGGTGCCCATCCCTGACAAGGGTGCTGACTACGCAGTACGGAGCCACGTTGCCGCACTCCGGGAAGCATGTAATGGGGTGGAGGGTGCCGCATAATGCAAACCCTCCAGAACGCATGGGGTACGACCCTCGTTCTATTGCGGGACGATACTCGCGCCTGGGCATCACGTCCGGGCGCGGCGTGGCCCTGCTCCACATTGGCGGGTAGGCGGGTGTTCGCACAGTTCGATAGGGAAGGGGACTTGATAGAGCTATTGGTTGACGGGATCCTGGCTGGCGACGACGTTGACGGCCACGAGTTCACGGCCATGTCCTCCGATTTTCTCCGGGAAGAGTATGGCCCGGATCACCCTGCAATCCGGGGGGCGTCATGTTAATCTGGTGGACTCATTGGGATCCGGTCCCGGTCCGGCCTTGGTGCCTAATCGACCAGAACGGGCGTAGGCTCCGGGACGGGCAATTTAAGACCGTGCGTTTCCGCACAGCGCCGGACGCGCTGGCCCATGCCGTGGAGGCGGGGATGCCCTTAGCGGTCCAGGACGGCAAGGTGGTTGAGACTTCATGGGGAAGGGGGGCACCGTGCTAATCTGGGGATTGACGCAACAGGAGATTCAGCAAGCGGCGGGGCGATCCTGCACCCGCATCAAGGGGGGCGGCGGCAGCGATCACGGGACGCCTCGGAAGGTGGGCCGAGCGTTCTCCTGCACCCTAGCGACAACGAGGCGTCCTCCGAAGTGGGGACGGCGGTCGAAGCACGTCCAGAACAAAGACGGCCAGTACAGGCGGATCCCTGGGGCCGTTTGTTGGCACGGACACCGGGAGTTCATGCGGCAGTGCTTTCAGGTCAACCCTGAGGCCCGGATCAAGTCTCAGCTTGCCGACTACCGGGGGTCCAACGACTTCGAGTTTCGGCACCGTAAGACCTTTGGTAAGCCGTACAGCCACCACGGGGCGCGTCCGGTGGGCCAGGCTTGCGACTGCCACGAGGACGCTAATGGCGTCTCCACCCTGCCTCCACCCCCTCCACCGTCTCCAAGGACGGTGATGGACCGACTGGTGGAGGGGGCTGGGGGGCACACAACTTTTCGCTTCGTGGAGGAGGTCCAATATTCCAACGGAGACACTATGCAGTTCAACGATCTAGTGATGGGGTTAGCCATTGATTAAGTGCGCATTGATTCTTCTTGTCCTTGCGGCGTTCGGGAGCGCAAGCTAAATGAAACAGATATTTCTTTTGGACATGCGACCCCCTGTCCCTTCCAACCCTGCCGACGACCCCCGGCAAGAGGTAGTAAACGGGATCGTTCGGGCAATCGTGGAGACGGACGACGAGGTCCTGATCCATGTGATTGACGATAACCCCGGCGAGTTCGAGGTTGCCATGACGAAGCTGTTCCTGGTGGCCCACCTGGCTAGAGTTAAGCCCCATGAGGTGGTTGCTTGCTGGAAGGGGTCTAACACGGGCACCTTGACCGACCGGGAAGCCCTACGCATCAGTCAAGCGGTCTGTTTCTTGAAGGTGCGCAACGTGGAAGTGAGGTGCGCGGAGCCGTGGATGCTGGGGGACAACTCGAACGGAGGTGGTGATGGCAATTTCGATTAGTACAGAGCGGTGGGAGATGGCGCGGAAGGTTCGGCCCAGTGGTGCGCACTTCTGGCAGTTTCAGTGCGTCCACCCAACAAAGGGCTCGCATATGGTGTCCACGGACGGCCAGTACCCTAAGGCCAGGGATTACGCCCTGGCCCGGTTCCGTAAGGCGTTCGGAGTGCGGTCCGAATTGGTTGGAGAATTGCTGCCATAATGGAACGCGAACTCAGGCACCCGCTCACGGAAGGTGTCAACCTGATCCTGAGGGCGAACCCCGCAAGGGGCAGGGAGTCGGACACTGAGGTCACGGTCCAGCGTATCAAGGGTGACAAGGCGCTAGTCGAGGTCTTAATTTGGGGTTTCGTGACCGGGAAAAGGTGGGTCAGATTAAGTGAACTCAAAGAAGCGAGGTGGGAGTAATGGAAAACATGGACACGGTTTCACTGGTGGTCGGCTGGATCGCGGGGGTCTTCACGCCGTTTGCAATAGGGTTCCTGCTCTTGGGGCTGAACCGGATGGTCCAGAACGAGAATGACGGGGCCCAGGACGACCCCCAGGACCCAGGGTGATGAGACGCGCTGGCGCGGTGGTCTACTGGCTCCTAGTAATCGTGGTTTATTCGTGGGCCACGGTCCTTGGGGTGAGGTACGTCAAGTACACCCACGGCCTAGAGGACGCGGTCGGCGCGTACCATGAAGTGGCCTTCAGGCAGGTCAAAACAATCGACTCGCTTGAGGCGCTCTTACACATTCAGGTAGTGGACATGCCAGACTTCAAGACGCTTTGCTACCTCAAGACTCCAGCGAAGGCGACTGATGGCGATTCTGACACTCAGTAAACACACAGTAGGGCCGACGCCCAAGCTCTTAATTGAGTGCTGGAACAGCGTTTGCGGGACTCGGGTGCCACCGACGTTGCCGGGCTCCGGGACGAGGCACTTGCGTTTCGTGTGGAAATGGCCGCATTTTTCGACGTTGGCCCGCACAGATTACTAACCCCACGGACCCTTAGGAGGGCCGAATGAAGCATCTTCGATACCTTGTTTTAGTAATGGCTCTAGTACCCGGACTTCTTTCGGGACAAGAGGCAACCATTGAGATCACCGGGATGGCTTACGGAACGATCGCCGGGATTGGGCACGAGTGTCCCATGAGGGAGCAGGCGGGTGGCTACCGAATGGACGGGTACGTTGGGATGCAAGTCTCCTGCCCCGTCTGGGCCATTGACTCTCAGGACGGGTTCACGCCCTCCACGATAAACGTCCAGGTGAACGACTCCTCCCGACTCTCTGCGGTGGTGGTACACCCCACTCCCGACACGTTGGGCAATTACTCCGCCGACACACTAAAGATTCAAATTCTCAGGCCCGGAAACTGGCGACTAACTGTTAACGCCAAGCCCATTCTCTTCGTTATGGGAGCCACAACCAGGCCCGCCAGTGCGACATGGCCGCAGTATGAATACCCGCCCGTGATGAACTTCGTGTTGAATGAGGTCTTCACTCTCTGCGCTTACCAGGGAGGGTATGGAGTAGACGCCACAGCCAAGAGCTACGCTCGCCCAACCCCATGCCCGGACCTGGGGGGTACGCCACTGCCTGAATTTGAAGTACAGTGGACGCTGCCGGACATCCTGGAAGACTGGGATCCGAACGCGGTGCCCACGACACGGATGGTGCTATTACAGCAACGACCGGATCTCTGGGGAGCGATCCACCTGAACAAGACGCTTCACGGCGTTCCACTGGTTGCGGTCACACAGTAAAAAGGGGAGGCAGTGCCGATAAAACAGGGGGACAGGATTTTTCTGGGGGAACAGAAGACTCCATTCAGAGCGGTCACGTTGGGACACCTGAACGGCGAGAGGGCCGTAGGTGTGTGCGCGAGCGGGGATTCCAAGGCCCTCAACGACTGGCTGAAGAACCACACACTAGACAGCTATGGACCCGTCAGCAAACACGTTCCCATCATCCGATGGGTATGCCTTGCCGACCTAGTACGGGACGACCTTCGCAAGGGATGGCGTGAGCGCTGGCAGCAAATAGCCCTACCGTTGTAAGGGGGAGGAATGGCAAAGATGGATGTGAAGTTGACTCCCGTGCGCTGTACGCAGTGCAAGGGCAGTAAGAAGGTACTCATGGAGAAGCCGGACGGCACCCTGCCTAAGTATTTCGTGGACTGCCCCGGCTGTAACGGGCTTGGCGTCACCTACGAGATGTCAGTGGACGCACTGAACCTGCTGAAGCTCATCACCCCGAGGGTGAAGGGCACGGCAACGTCCAGACCACCCGCTACGGAGGGGGCCGAAGATGACTAGAGAGAAGCTGGCGAGGTTAGAGGCGTTTATACGGTCCCATGCGGGATGTGGTGAGGCGTTGGACGAACTCCTAGCACTGATGGGTGGGGAGCCGGTGGCGTGGTTGGCTGTCGATGAGTCTGGAAAGCACGTTGATATGTGCCGAGAGGTTCACAAGGAGGTGTGCAAAACGATCTGGGAATCTGAAGGCTGGTCTGTCATCCCCCTCTACCTACACGCCGCACCCCCGGAGCCGATCACGAAGAAGCTAGCCCTTGAGGTGTTGTTCGACATTCACCGAGAGATCCCCGGACGCTGTAAGCCACCCGTTTACGGGGGCGATCATTGTCCGTGCGGTAACTACTCCGACGAGGAGAACTGGGAATACCTTTGGAGAAAAGCGTGGGAACCCAAGTGCATGAATCCCGACAGCGACAATGTTCCCTGCGCCGCACCCCAGCGGGACCGGGAGGCGATTATGACGCTGGTAGCGGCCGCTGAAAACCTTACGGAAGCCTGTGACGAATCTGGGGACGGGGTGTTCTCTGCCGACCTCTTAGAAGAACTGAGAATGGCGACAGTGGCCGCAGACTCAATCCTCGCCGGGGAGAAAGACGATGACTGATCCCAAGGATGTGGTGGATCTTGCAGCCGTTAGACAACAAGAGTCAGTGAACGACCTCAAGATCATAGACGCTGGAACCCTGGATGGATTGATTGACGACCTTGCTGACGCCCTCTCTGAGATCACCCGGTTGAAGGGGGCGGAAGACAACTGGGCCGCACCCCAGCGGGAGCCTTGCCCAAGCTGTGAGAGGGGCGACACGCCGATCATGCTGGACGAACACGGCACACGATCAGAAGTGAGTGGCGAACCGGGACGCCCTGGACACGCCATAGACGACTACTGGTGGTATTGCGACCAATACGAACCGAAGGCACCCCAGCGGGACCGGGAGGCGATGGAGAAGTTGAGAGAAATCCTTAAACGGTGGAAGGTGGATTGTGATAAGCCCGTCCTTCCAAAGATCATGCAAATGTGGCTTCGGGTAGCCTGTAGGGACTTGGACGCAATCCTCGCCGGGGAGAAAGATGATGGGTGATCCCAAGGATGTGGTGGAGGATTGGTCCTGGTTAGAAGATTTAGATTGGTCGGGCATAGTGCGTCTGGTTAAGGACCTGTGTCGTCGTAGGGACAACCTCAGAACTGAGATCGAACGGTTGCGGGAGGCATTGGAGGGGATACAGGACAACTCAAGCGGTATTGATTACATCCACGAGATCGCCACCGAAGCACTGGAGGGGTGAACCTTTTTCAGAAACGGTGAACGTTTTTCACGACTAGACCAACGGGGGAGCCTAAAGAATGAGTCCGAAAGTACACCAAAACAGGATAGTACACCATGACGATGTACTTACCGGAGAACGGAGATGAGCAAATGTCGTTCGTGTCGCTACTGGCAGCCCTATGAGTTGCACTACCGGGATCTCGACTCCGAAGCCAACGCCTACTGTGGCTGGCCTGACGCAAGTATGTGGAGGGTCACGGAAGGCGAAATAGACCCGCCTTGGGTCCACGGTTACCACTGGTGCAGACATTACCGCAGGGCATGGTGGAGCATGACTAAACTGTGGGTACTTGACTGGTGGTTCAAGTTGGTGGATTCAGTCAAGTGGAATTGGAGTAAAATGCGTACGGAACTGCCAAAACGTGTACGGAGGACGAGATGGGGAATCGACCGGAGGACCCGATAGCACTCTTACCCGCAACAGCCTGGGAACGACAGGCCGATGACCGCCTCGCGGCCCTGGAGGAGAAGGTGGAGAGGATAGAGAACAAGTGTCGCGAGAGCTTCTGTGCCCACGCCCGAGCAACAAACCTTCTTGCCGCACGAGTGGCGAACCTTGAACGGTTTCCCTTGTATGAACCTGGTAGCGTAGATGTTACCCAACGGGACGTAGCGCAAAACCCAGCTAACCTGAACGAGGCCGAGTCGTTAGTCCAGGATAGGACAGAACCGCACAAAACGTGCGCTTCTGGTAGTACGGACGAATCACAACAGGACGCCATTTCACAAGAACGTGAAACGCCGCCAGTGGATTGCCCAGTTTGTCGCGATCCGTACTGCCGGGGGGCCCACTAATGGCCGTGAGGTTTAAATAATGCTGATTAACCTAGAGAAAAATCTGTGCATTGGCCTCCACGCCAAGGCCGCATCCAGGTGGCTGGAGAACATATTCAAGCGGCGGGGCTTTACTGAGATCGGGGCTCGTCACGAGGGCCCCAGGAACCTCACCCAGTTGCTCGGCCTACCGATCGAAGACGAGTGGTGGGCGAGGGATCCCATGAGCGTTGACTACTGCTTCGTGGTGCGGAAACACCCCGACGCCCTCTTCTCTTGGTGGTCTACGTTCAAGGGAGCCCTGCCCCACGCCGACCAAGAGCGCGTCTGTGTGACATTCCTCCAGGAGTGGCCGCGCCAGTTTTCAAGACTCTTCCCGTGTTCCACGAGACTCTGGCGCTTCGTCTGGGACATGCCCAACGCCTCAATTCTCAGGTTCGAGACGCTAACCAAGGACGTGGACCGATACCTTGACCATCATGGCCTCGAAAAACTAGAGGTCTGGGAGACGGCGCGGGATCCAGCCCACATCACTCCCGGAAAGCCTCCCGGAACCTGGGAGCAGTATTTCAACGACGAATCAATGGACTTTCTCAGGGAACGCTACCGCGCTGAAGCGGAGTTCCTTGGCTACCACTTCTAGGGGGAGAAATGGAATACCAGTATCAGCTACACCTCGGATGGTTCCTCTTCTACATGTTCCTCTTGGTCGGCCTGTTTTATGGTGCCGAGATGTACGGAGTTGGGGCACCTAAGGGGTGGTCCTTCACCGAGAACACCTGTGCCGTGGCAGAGCGCGTGAATTGGTACGGCGTTCTGTTTATGACGTTCCTTACCTGGCTCTGGATCCACTTCGCCATTCGGATCATCCCCATGCTGCTCGGGAAGTCCCCGATGGAGTGGATCTAATGGCTAAAGACGTTTGGGAGTGGCAGGGGGACGCCCCAGCCTTCCCGACCCTTCCAGAACACTACCGAGGCGAATCCGATGGAATCGGTGGCTGTATCGGCCTCACGAAGCTGGAGTTCTTCGCGGCGATGGCTATGGCTGGTTTCCTTGCCGCCGACGCAGCCGGAGACTTCAGCCTGACGGTGGCGGCAAGGTTTTCGGTTGACCAAGCGAATACCACCCTCAAAGCCCTCTATAATCCAGAGTTGCTGGATGAAGAATAACCTCCGCAGGCCGTCCACCAGCAAAAGGGTCCTCAGGGCCATTCAGAGCGCCCTGGACGCCGTTGACATCCACACCCTAGACCAGAAGGCCCGAGAAGACCACGGGATCGCTATTCGGTGGCTGAAGGCTGTCAGGCGGTACAACCGCACCCAGAGGGCCGTGAACAAATACTGGTACTTCAGAAAACTTGAGAGAGAGAAGGAAAATGCCGAATAACAGACAACCCCAGGGGCCGGGCCCCCTGTGCGCCCTTGCCGCCGACATCCACCACGTAAATCTCGCAAACGGCTGGAAGGTTCCATGCGCCGAAGACTGGGGCGACACCGACAGGATTCCAGCACTCCTAGCTCTGGTCCACTCGGAGTTGAGCGAGGCCCTGGAGGGGTTCAGGACTGGTGACGAAAGGAACGTGCGGGAGGAATTGGCCGACGCGATGATCCGCATTTTAGACATAACCCACGGCCTGGGAATCGACATAGACCAGGAAATCGCTGACAAGGTTGAGACAAACCGGGGCAGGGGCTTCCGTCACGGCGGGAAGAAGCTGTAATGCAAGTGAATTTTGAGGTCGGCGTTGTCTTCATGCACCACCAGAGCGTGGGCTCCATAACTACGGTTCCCATCCTAAAAAACCGTGGCTTCGAGCAACTAGGCGGGCACCACGATGGTCCGTGGAACTGTAGGCCATTCAGGGGGCAGGACTACCGGAGGTGGTGGAAGTCTGACCCCAGGGAGTTCACCTACTGCTACACCGTCCGCAATCCGTTCGCCTGCATCCTCACTCACTGGTGGCAGTGGACCGAAGACTACGCCCCCGGAATCACTGTGGAGTTTCTGGAAGACTTCATGTACCGGGGACTGAAGTACCACCCTCACCGGGGGCAAATGTTCAGATTCGCCTGGGAGCCCATGCAGGGCCCCACGCTGTTCGCCAAGACTGAGACGCTGAGGCCCTGTTTGAACAAGATATTCCGCAGGGCTGGGCTTCCCGGCATTAAGGGCCAAGAATGGGTCCATAAGAATGCGACAGCGGGGAAACCCACCGCGCACCAGGCGTCCTATTTCACGCCAGAAGCCGTTGCCTGGATAGAGAAACACCACGCTCGGGAGCTTCACCGCTTCGAGTACAGCATAGGAGACTTGCCATAATGAGCAGCGGGGGAAGCAGGACCAGGCGTATGATGCGCCTCCAGGCTCAGATGCGGAAAGAGGAGATTCGCCAGAGGTTGTCGAAACGCCGACTGGCACCAGACCACATTCAGCGCCTCCAAGCCCTCAAGATGGAGGGCAAGGCCACGTTCGCCCACCCGAAGGACATGCCTAAGGATTCGCCCAATTATCAGCGCTGGGCGGCTGAGAACCCAAAGGAGGCCAAGAACGATGAAAGCATGGATCGGGGTTGACCTAGATGGCACCCTGGCCGAATACCACGGCTGGCGGGGAGTGGACCACATTGGTCCGCCGATACCACTTATGGTGGACCGCGTCAGGAAGTGGATTGCCTCCGACAAAGAGGTGAAGATCCTCACCGCCAGGGTGGGCCCGCAGCCGCCCGACGTGGATGTCGGGCACATCCGTTCTGTCATTGAGGAGTGGTGCGAGGAACACATCGGAGTTCGCCTGACCGTGACCGCCACGAAGGACTTTGGCATGACGGAGCTTTGGGACGATCGGTGTGTCCAAGTCGTCCCGAACACTGGGATCGCCCTACGGGATATGTTCGATGCCAGCGCCGATTAGCCCGAGATGCCACATCTGCCAGCGCGAGTGGCACAAATTCATGCCCATAAGGGTTGGTGGAACGCTCGTTAGGCTCGGTAAGCTCCCAGGGCTCAAGCTCCGCGTCACGGGCCGAATCAAGGGCTCCCCATATAAGCAGTACGCTGAGGTTGAGTGCTTCGACTGCGGGCACGTTTGGTGGAGCCGTCACAATCATTTGATCCGGTGGGCTAAGAAGGTTGACCAACAACTCCCCCTACCGTTATAGTTATAACATGGACTTCTAAATGGGAGCGGAAAAATTGGGGCCAAACGTCATCAAGGAAAAAATTCTCAGCGACACTAACCCGTTGCGTAGGGCCGTGTCCTACCTGAGCTACGCTGGCCTGGGAGCAGGTGAGATTTACAGGCTCGGGTGGGATGCGGTCAGGGCACAACCTCCAAAGTTACCAGGTACCACTGACAGTCGGGGCCTAACCTACGACCAGGCCAAGGTCTTACTGTCCTCGGTGGGTCGTGGGAACAACCTCCGCGACCAGGTGATCGTGGAAATGGGGCTGGTCTGTGGACTGCGACAGATCGAGCTTCGCAGGATCCGCCTGGGTGACTTGCGGCCCCGCGAGGATCGCCTCTTCGTACTCGTCCAAGGGAAGGGGGGAACGAGGCGGGAAGTTTATGTTCCAATGCCCCTCCGGGAACGGATCACCCGTCTTGCGGCTGGCGATGGTCGCCACCTAAAGCCGACCAAAAAGGTGCATAAGCGCCACGTCAGTCGCCCCCTCTTCCAGTCGGACACCGGAACCGCCCTATCCGCTAACGGGATGCGGTACATCATCAACCACTACCTCCCGGAAGCGTCCGGCAAGGCCACGCCCCATGATCTGAGGCATACCTGCGTGACCTGGCTCCTCAACACCGGGGCCACGTTGGAGCAGGCGATGGAGATTGTGGGCCACTCAGAGGCCAGCAGCCACGAGATTTATGCAGCGGTTGAGGACGGGTGGTTCGTCCAGTCGTGGCGGGACACCCACCCGATCGCCAAGTGGGGAGTCGGGGTCGGCTCCGTCCTGGTCGCCGGGAGGAAGTACGAGCGCCGGATGTCCAGGGGGACAGAGCGCGTTGTGCCCCTGCCGATGGACGTAGTAGAAGCGGTTCGCCTGGGGTTCCACGAGGGAGGGCTCCCGAGTGAGGTCATGACCCAGAAGATGCTCGCCTGGATCTACAAGGACTTGAGCTACAACCCCACGGTGCTTCGTCGGCAGGCGGCGATCCACATGGCCGAGAACGGGGCCCACCCGTTCCTTATTTCAATGGTGTTGGGCATCACGCCGGACACCGTGATCGACAGCAACTTCGCTCGCAGGGGAAAGAAGGCAGAGGACGAGCGCGTGGGGGCCATCGACAAGGCGATCGGCAGGCTCTACTACGAGGACGAGGTCGTTGACTTGGAGATTAGGTCAGCCTAATATTCGTACAGCAGTCGGCCACCATCCCCTTCCCCCGCCGACTCGGCCCTGGCGTCCCCCCTGACGCTGGGGCCACTGTTTTTACAGGCGTCGTTGCGCTGGGAGGACGTTACCGCTCCTGTCAGCGAAAATATCAAACACTGCCCGGTCCCCGTCGTCAGCGATCACCTCAACGTACCCGATAGTAACCCTATCCCCGTGGACCGTGGGGGCGGGGTGTCCTGGGGCGACAGTGAACGGTACAGCCCCCTCTAAGTTAGTCACTTGGACAAACGGGAGCGCCGTCAGGAGCTTCAGTAGTGTTCGTCGGTCCATCATAATTGAGATACGTACCCGTGGTGCGCCGCCCACAGCGCGTCAGCCATGTTGTCAGTGAGCTTCTTCCTTTGGTCCCATTGCCTAGCCTGACCGAAGCCGCTCCCACGGTGCCACCGCCAGGCCGCAGCCGACATGACGTGGAACTTCTTCGCCTTACCATGACCAGCGGCGTGTTTCTTGAGTGTGCCGATCGGCAGGCCGTAGTATGGGATACTCCTCCGCTCTAGTTCGTCCAGCAGGATCCCCTTCTGCCCTTCGATGTATGACACGCCCCGAGTGAAGCGGACAGACTCGTACACCAGTAGGTCCGGTTCCTCTTGATCCAGGAAGTCTCTGAGCCACGTCGCATAGGTGTGATAGATCATCCCAGCGCTTGCGTTCGCTAGGGCGTCGTTTCCAGCAGTCTCCTCACCGAACGAGACTATTGGGCGGGCGTCAATAGAGCTTTCGATCGTAGCCCAGCCCCACGTCTTGCCGAGGTCCTGCCCGACGACCTTGTATAACTCCATGGACCTAGTCTCTGTGCATTTCATAGAACTTCATCGTCTTATCTCGAAAGGTCATGTTGATTACGCCAGTAGGGCCGTTCCGGTTCTTCGCCAAGTGAAGCTCAGTCTTGCCTTCCAGGTCGTTGCCGTCCCGATCTTGTTTCCCAAAGTAATATTCGGGGCGGTAGAGGAACATCACCACGTCCGCGTCCTGCTCAATGGACCCAGACTCACGTAGGTCCGACAGCATGGGGCGCTTGTCGGGTCGCTGCTCGGGGCCACGGTTCAACTGGCTCACCGCCAGCACGGGGACGTTGAGTTCCCTAGCCAGTGCCTTGAGTCCCCTCGATACGTAGCCAATCTCCTCGTTCCTGTTGTCAGACCGTCGTGGGCTGTGCATCAACTGGAGGTAGTCAATCACCAAGAGCTTGAAGTCGTACTGGACCATGGCACGTCTCGCCTTGGCCCTCATCGCCAGTATGGAGGCTCCCGGTTCTGCGTCGATCACGACCTTGCTCTCAGCCATGAGCTTCATTTGCCGTGCGATCTGGAGAGTGTCGTCGCTACGCATCCTCGGAGATCGCAGTTCGTTCATGGGAATCCCGGTCTTCAGAGACATGATCCGGTGCCCGATGTCTTCCCGGCTCATTTCCAGAGAGAACAGTACGGCTGGCAATTCCAGCGTGGTCCCAACGAAGTCCAGGATGTTGGTGGCGAGGGCGGTCTTCCCCATGGACGGGCGGGCAGCAAGTATGGTAAGCTCGCCAGCGTGAAGGCCCCCTGTCATGTGGTCCAGTAACTTGAACCCGGACTCAACGCCGAAGATTTCCTTGCCGGAACTCCTCCGCGCCTCGATTCTCTCCACCAACTCGGGGAGGAACGACGTGAGTAGCTCTGGCTTGCCGGGAGTGACGTTGTGGGCAATGTCGAAGATACTCTTCTCTGTCTTCTCCAGAATCTCATCAACCGGCGCACCGCCCTCCTCCTGGAGGTCCCTGATCGCAGTCTGACAGGCGTTACCAAGGGCGCGTCTCGCCGCAGCCTCCTTCACGAGCTTGCAGTGGTACCACACGCTGTCGCCAGTGGGCACACCGCCGATAAGGTCGGCCACGTAGGGAGCGCCACCAGCCTCCTCCAGCGCCCCCCTGGCCTGAAGCTCAGAGATCAGGCTTACGCCATCCACTGGGGCCGACTTCTCAAAGAGGCTCTGCATAGCCTCAAACACGACGCGGTTTTGCCGCCACGCAAAGTCGGCTGGGGTGAGGAGTTCGATGGCCTCCGAGACGGGCTCGTCGCCCAAGAGCATTGCTCCCAGGACCGCGAACTCCGCCCTCTCGTTCCGACTAGACTCGTGAATCACCAGTGAAGCCTTCCTCCTGGTATCGGTCGTAGTTGAGAATGAATATGATCCTGCCAGTCTGGTTAGCTGTCTCGTGGGCCAAGCAGTCTATCCTTTCTTCAAGCTCTAAGTTTTTAAGGAACAAGCGAACCTTGTTGCGGCTCCACCGCCAGCGCCTCGTTAGGTACGAGTCGGAAGCCACCAGTTCGCCACGCCGAAGAGAAACTTCAAAGCCAGAAACAAGTTTGGTGGTTGGGCGGTGAGTCGCCATAAAAAGAAGGTCTATCCAAGCCTCTGCCCTAGAGAACACACGGTTCTCGGCCCACATGTCACTGGTCATGAACTTTCGGCTTAATTTTACAAAGCCGAAGTTCGCCACCTATCCCCCCGGAGGTACAGCGTTCGTGTCGGTAGTAGTTGGGTTTACTGTATGTTGAGGTACAGCGTTATGGATGCCCATTAGAACTCATCGTCTTCGTTCGGCTGAAGCTCCTGGAACTCCCAAATCACCTTCTTTAGGTCGTTCTCGGCCTTTCGCATCGTGTACCCGGCAGCCTTCCTTGCGCCGATGTGTTCTTGAGTAGCCATCGACACCTGGGATCCGTACTTCCTTAGGTACTTGACCAGCGTGTCCAGGGCCTCGTCCTCCTCCATGACCTGGACCGAGTCTGTGATCTTACCGAAGAGGTCTTGGGCCCTGGCCTCCCATTTTTTCTCCCCATTTTTTTCCGGAACATTGGGGGCGTTTTCCTCAGGAGGGTCGTTTTCTAGGGGTTCGCCTTCTGGTGCGTCGTCCCCCTCCTCCACCACCTCGTACTCCGCGTCCAGGGTGACGCCAAGCTCGCCCTTCAACTCTTCGAGCGCGGTCTGGCTCTGGACTGACGCCTCCGTCCCCTCCTCCGGGAAGAACTCGCCAGCTATGTCCTCGGCCTCCTCCATGTCTCGCTCCCGCTGTTCCTTCTGGACCTCCCCGGCGATCAACTTCAGTTCATCTCTCGCCAGGTCCAACTGACGCTTCGCGGACACCATTCTCTTCCCGGCGTCCTCCATGGACACCGCCAGCACGAGGCCGACTTTCCAGGACGTTGACACCTTAACCCCGCCGTCAGCTTTGTACTGATCCTCGGACGGGTACATCACGAGCTTGACGGGGGCCATGAAGAGAGAGCCGAAGCGCTCGTAAATTTCCTGGAGCGCGGTCTGGATGTTGTTCACCGACTCCCAGGATGTGGTCCGAAACGTGTGGTATCCCATGACGTGACCAGAGGCCCATAGCTGGAGGTGGAGTCGCCCGTAAGGCTTGCACTCACACTCCCCACCCTGGGCCTTCTTGCAGGGGGTTTCCTTACCCGTGCCGAGGTCGGTCCTGTTGTCGCCGTCACACGTAGAAACCTTCTGCGTCTTTCCCCTGTAAAGTGCCATCTCTGCGTGATAGTTCTGCTCTGGAGTCTCGTACATAAGGACCCCGGCAAGCTCTGTCGGCTTCTCCCCAACGTCGGGGTGGCCGTGGACGACGGCGTCTGTCACAAAGTTCCCGTCCTCGCCACGCGCTCGGCTAGTCACAACGAAGTGGTCGTACTTCACGGGGAGTCGGAACTTCTTACCCCCGGAGCCCGCCCGCTCCGCACCCTTGCCGCCAATCTTGATCTTGCCCAACTCCTGCGGTCGTCGCTTCAGCAGGTTCCTACTAATGAGCGCCATTAGAAATCCTCCATTGGGTTGGAGGCGAAGACATCCACCTTGACCTTCTCGTTGGACGCCGTGCTGTACTTGAACTCCCCTGAGTCCGGGTCCAGGTCACGGATCCTTCTGAGGTTCATCCTCTTCCGGGCCAGGAGGTACTCTGCCCTGAACTTCTTCCAGTCCGTCCTGCGCTGGGACGTGGTGCTTTTACGTGTCACCTTCACGCCGTTGCCCGCAACGTGTTGGTCGCCCTCACCTAGCAGCGTGACCAGCTTGGCCTCAGTCTCGGCCTTGATCTTCTCCGCTTCCAGGAACTCATAATGCTTGTGGACCATCGTGGTAGACCAAAGCATCCAGTCCTCGTCGTTCCGCATAGTCGCTTCCCCAGGGATGGGGTCGGGCCACCTCTTGGGTGGTGGAGGCTCACGCTCCGGGCGCAACTCGGTGTCAACGTGGTCCTGGAGCCATTTGTTCGCAGCCTTGAGCAACCATCTACAAAAAGCCCAGTCCGTTAGGACCGGGAAAGCCACCAGTTCGTCGTACTCTGGGGTGTAGAACGCGAAGAAGCCCCAGTCGAGGCCCGTCACCAGGCCGTGTGTCTGCGCCTGGATGATGTGGGCTCGGGGTAGTCCCTCTTCCTTGAACCGATAGAAGCGCGGGATCCGTGGCACCTTCAGTTCCATCCAGCCGTGTCCCTTCATTCCGGCGACGGAACTCCACACGTCGGAGTTCGTCACAGCTTCGGGCCAGTTACCCTTGCCTGGGTTCACTACCAGCCCATCCGTGTCGGTCACAATCCGGTAGTTGTCGGGGTGGCGGAGCATGGGGAGTGCCACTACATCCAGGCCGGTTCGCTCCACGAACGTCTGCCTGGCTACCTTCTCCTGCTTAATCCCCCTGCGAATGTCCCCACCCTCGGCCTCGGCCCAGTCCCCCAGAACGATGCGATCCCAGATGTCCCACGGCTCACGGTATTCGTCCTGTCCAAAAATTGCTGGCATGTCAGAGGAGCCGATGCAAGTACGGCGTACTGACTTCCAGGCTCGGCGGTTCACCGTCGGGTTCACCGCATCCCCGTTCTCATCCCTCACGATCCTATCAAGGAGGTGAGGAGCGGGGTGATCTTCGACCATCGTTCCCCCTAGTCTTTGGTGTTGTAGTTCCGGTAGGTGTCAATGAGATCATTCATGACGGCGAGCTTCAGTCCTAACACTCTAGCCAAGAGCTTCCGAATCTTCGGAAGGTCCCTGCCGGGGTATCCCAGGAGGCACATTGAAAGCTCCTCCTGCCTCACTCCATACTGCTGTGCGAACTCTGCGAACGACCGCTTCAGTAACATCCTGACCGTCTCAGCCAGCGTGAACCCGGACTCGCAAGAGTTCCTAACTGTGGCAACGGTCCTCGCTGCCCTCTCTTCCCTCTCTACCTTCTCTTCCTCGGTAGCCATACTCCCCCCATGTAGGGTCAACAAGTGAGTATGTACGTTATGGCGTTAACGGCGAGAAGTCAAGCAGGCCGGGCTAGGTCCCCGAAGTCCTTCGAGTCCCCCGTCAGTCTCTTCCCCCTGAAGAAGCACTTCCCATCCAGGACATGGATCTGCTCCACTGAGAACTTACGGTAGTCCTTGGCCCACGTCACGACAGCGAATCCCTGGAGCCAGTCGGCCCAAGAGACATAGCGATGTTCGATCTTGCCCAACATCCCAATCTCCCACCACCCGTGGGTGCCGTTGTAGTCACGCTGACCGAAGTAGCCGATGCGGTGAGAGTGGCCGGACATGCCAGACTTCCGGTACTTGGCGTACTCGGCCCTCGCCGTGGCTCCGCTCCCTGCTCGCACCACGTCCCCGTGCTTCAGGATGAGTCGGTTGTGGAGCAGCTTGTGGTCGGGGTACTCAACGACCTCCCAACCCAGGTCCCGGATGCCCAGTAGATTCTCCCACTGGAGGGCATCCACTACGGCAGGCAGGGTTAAGACTTCACCGGCAGCGCGGTCGTCGGCCATACCCCAGATTAACCTCCGCTTCCGGTCCTCGTGGTTTCCTGTCAGCCACAGGAGTTCCGCGCTCGGAGTGATAGACTTAACCACTCCGAAGTGGGTGGATGCTAGAAGGACCTCGGCGTTCAGGGGGATGCGTTCGCTGGGATCCTTCTCGTATTTCGAGATGGCGTGGCAGTCCATCGTGTCGCCGTGGTCTACCACCAATTCCGGGTTCACGAGGTCAAGCACCTGGTAGAGCAGGTTGACCGCCTCGGGGGAGTGGAAGGGAATGTGCATGTCGCTAAAGTGGACGCTGACGGGGTTGCCGGGGTTGGGCTTATTATACTTTGGGCGGGTTATCTTTAATACGGTGGGGGCCAGTGAAAAGAAATGTGCAAGTTTCCGCCTGAACTTCACCGTCACGCTGAACATTGGGACGACGGTGGGGTTCCCGTCACCGTCCTTCATAAAGCCCTCGTAGCTCTTGTACCAGCCGTCAGTGAACTCCCACTCCTCAAGGTCCAGGCTGGCCTTGGCCCACAACGCCTCTGGTGTGCTGATCCTAGTGGAGCCCTCCACCTTCAGCGTCCCCATGTCCCCATCTATTTGAACGTCCAACTCGGGCTCTTGGTAGTGGATCGCCTTCCCCGCCTTACCCCTAGCCCTCGCCGCCCGGTACCCGCCGTAGCAGTCCATCCCGCAGAAATGTTTACTGTGACCCTTGTACGTCCTCCCACAAAAGTCACACTGTCTCTTGTAAATCTTCGGCATACGCCCCTCCAAGGTTATCTGCCGAGAAGCCTGAACTCCCTCCTTAATCCAAAAGTGAACCACCCGTTGATGTCACGCGACAACTCTATCGACCAGTTAGAAGACGGCCAACGCTTCCACTTCAGCCCCACGCCCGCATCCATTATGCGCTGGTCAGCTATCGGATCCATTGGGTCATACACGAGGTCCGTGTATAAGAAGAGGTCCAGAACGCCCAGCCGGGGAGTGTCGCAAACGAACCTCTCCCCGTTGAAATAAACCTGTGTGCATCTGCTGATGTCCACGTCATTCACTAAAGCAAACTCGTACCTGGGGGTAGGGATAGAGTCTGATAAGAGGCGGGTGAGCCTGGTGTAGCTCGCCATCCCAGATCCAGTGATCCTTACCTCTGTAATCGCTGTCTCCGGGCAACCCTCGATGGGCTCGTCCAGAATCAGAACTTCCGCTGGTGCCACCTCGACACGTCCCCGCAATCGGTTCAGGAGGCCATCGTTTTCAAGCCTGAGGTTCTCCAACTCCTTCTCCATCTGTCTGTTAGACACCTCGCGGATGACCACCGTTGGGATCTCGCCCGGTACGGAGTCCCTGCCGAAGAGGTGTCCAACGAACGCGCTCAAGAGCATGAGTACAAAGACCAGCGCCACGAAGATGGGCTTCCCGCCCGGCAGTGCTGGTCGTCGCATCAACTCCAGGAACTTCTCCTGATAACTCATGTAAGCCGCCTTAGCTCCAGGTGTCCCAGATCCAAAAACGTCTGGTCGTGAAGGTCTTGGTCGCCGTCCCAGTCCCCACCGTAACGAAAACAGAAGCCTCGGTCGTTCAGGTAGTCTTCGGACATGCCAACAATGAGGCCCGACATGTGGTAGAACTCATCGCTGTTCCTCCACCTGACGTGCGGCACGTTGATGTACCACGGGGCGAAGTCGAGGGCGAGGGATAGCGGCAAGCCTACGCCAGTGGCGTACCCCTCATCCACGTCCCGTTGGTCGGACTGGTGGTTGTGTTTGCTGGTGGGCCACGGCGTCTTGCTCGCCCCCTGGGCCACTAATTCGTTCTGGAGTTCTTCCCCCCGCCACCCGTGGATAACTGTGAAGTCATAATACCTGATCGCCAAGTACGAAACTTCTCGTATCAAGGGATGGCAGGTAATGAGCTTCCCACTGGATCGCTCACCAAAATTAGGCATACCTAATCCTTGTCTGTCTCGACCTTCACCTTAATCTCTGCGTAGGTCTTCGACCCACCGGAGGCGGTCACTGTCACCTGTGCGATCAGCACGTCCCCTGGCTCCGCGTCGATGTCGTAGGCTAAGTCTAGTTCATACACCCCGTCCCCGATCTCGGACGCCTCCGTCGCAGCTACGATCGTCTCACCCAGTCTCACGATTGTCACACTGACCGTGGCCCCGGTGAGGTCCTGCCACACGTCACCCGCGTCCAGGTACGTGGCGGTCAGGACCAGGGTGCCGTCCGACTTGTACTTCAACGTCAATGGGTTAGCTGTCATCGTCTTGGTCCCTTAGCTCGGTATCTAAATTTAGGTCGTGTTCTAACGACCCCTCAATATCTACGTCCAGATCATGCTCTACGGTAGCGTCCACGTCCAGGTCGTGCTTGATCGTGCCACCAACATCCACGTCCTGGTCGTGTTCGATTGTCACCGCCACTGACAGGTCATGCTTGATCGTGGCGTCTACGTCCAGCGGCCTCCCGAAGGATGGATCGTTGATCGCCGTACCCGTCACCGTGAGCGCTGGCAGCGCAAGCGCACCCGAGGCGTTTGATGGCGGAATAGACAGTTCTGCCGTCCCGCTCGCCGTGAGGGCGGGCAGGGTCAGGCTCGCGGTACCCCTGTTCTCTGCCTGGGCGGTACCGGAAGCCTGAAGCGCTGGCAGTGCCACAGAGCCCGTAGCGTTGAACTGCGGCCTTACGTTAGTGGCCGTTCCACTGGCCGTGATCGCTGGGAGCGTGACGCTGCCCGTCGCCTGGTACTCGGGCTTGATGAAAGTGGCCGTTCCGGAGGCGGTGATAGCGGGAAGCGTTATGCTTGCGGCTCCGTCGAACCCAGGCGGGGCGCTTGTCGCTGTGCCACTGGCGACAAGGGCGGGCAAGGACACTGCGGCAGTCCCGGAATGGATCGGTTTGGCAAATGTCGCAGTGCCCGTAGCTGTAAGCGCCGGGAGTACCGCAGTGCCGGTGCCCTTCGAGTGTGGGAACGTCGCCGTCCCGCTGACCGTCAATGCTGGGAGCGTAAGGTTAAAGGCGCTCCCCACGTTGTCAGAGTCTACGTGGGTGGCGGTCCCGGACATCGTCAGCGCCGGGAGGTCTAGGCTGGCGGTGGCGTCGTTTGTGGAATGGGCCGCAACCCCAGCCATGGTCAAGGCCGGAAGCGTTAGGCTCGCCGTCGCCTGGAACTCAGGCTTGACAAAAGTGGCCGTCCCGGACGCCGTCAGTGCTGGGAGATCCAGGGCTGCGGTGGCTAGGTCTGGGTGCTGGGCTGTCGCCGTGAGCGTGAGTGCTGGCAGGGTTAGGCTGGCGGTGGCCTGGACCTCTGGCTTCACGAATGTTGCCGTACCACTGGCTGTCAGGGACGGCAGCGAGATAGTTGCGGAAGCGTTTCGGCCCTCACCCTCAGATACCGTGAGCTTCGGGACGACTACCGACGTAACAACGTCGCCATCCAGCCTCAGCCTAAACTTCCAGGTCTTCCCAGACGACGGGACCTCGGCCTTGACCGCAAACTCAAGCTCAGTGTACCCAGGCCCCCCAGCTAGGTTGGTGGCCGGGTTGGACTCTTCGATGCGTCCGTCGTAGAAATCCCCAGAGGCCATGCCCCCCGGTGGCGTTAGCTGTGGAGTCGTTACGGCTCCGGTGCCTGGGATATACGTGGAGTCGAAGAACCGGATCGGATCTAGTTCCGTACTGGTCCCACTAGCCTGGAGTGGGGGCAGGGAAATGGACGCCGTAGCGTTGTGAACGGAGCCCACTGCATGGGTGGCCGTACCACTGGCTGTTAGGGCAGCGAGGTCCAGGGACGCCGTCGCATCGTGCTGGGGCCCTACGTGCGTAGCGGTGCCGGAAGCCTGGAGGGAGGGCAACGGGATCGTGCCGGTCGCAGTGACCTCTGGTGGTACGTGCGTTGCCGTACCTGTTGCCGTAATGGCTGGGAGCGTGGCCGACCCCGTACCCTGATACTCCGGCTTCACGAAGGTAGCTGTACCTACGGCAAGCAGGGCAGAAAGTGTCAGTGCCGCTACGGCGTTGAACGCTGGCTGGAACGTCGCTGTACCCGACGCCGCGAGCGCGGGGAGGTCCACCGACCCGGAGGCGTTGGACGGCGATATGGCATGAGTCGCCGTGCCACTTGCCGTCAGGGCCGAGAGGTCTAAGGCGGCTGTCGCAGTGCGTTCTGCGATGGCATGAGTCGCCGTGCCTGCGGCGGTCAGGACAGGCAGGGTCAGCGCGGCGGCAGCTTGGAACTCGGGCTTGACGTGGGTTGCCGTACCGCTGGCGGTCAGCGCTGGCAGGGTCAGTGCCGCCGTGGCGTTTGAGTCAATGCTGGCTGCGATCGCCGTGATTCCCGGATACGTCCCTACCGCGTCCCGCGTACCAGTGCCGGGTACAACATCGAACTCAATGAACTCATCGCCAGACAGGTCGGCGGACCGAAGCTCCACGCACCACTGATCTTCCCAGGAGGAACTCTTGGCATGTGCGGCACCAACTGAGCCGTCTACCTCATCGTACTCACCGTCAGTCTCGAAGCCATAGGCTAAATAGGAACCAAGGATCTGCGTGTCGCATGGGTCGGCATCGGCAGGAAGGCCAGCGGCGATACGGGCGTTGGAGGAGGAGCCGTCTACGACGTTCCACGACCCACCATCCACCCGGTAGTATAGCTGGAGCGTGGAGTTGAGGTTGGCCCCACTATCATTGTAGCACCCCGTCCGCACCATGAACGGCGTGTCGAGCGCAACACTCTCCGCGACCGACCCCTCAGCGCCGTTCGGTGTGCAGCCATCGCAATCGCTGGAGTTGTTGTCATAAAACCGATGGGTATGAAGACCAGTGTTTGGGGTTGCCATTATTTACCCCGCACTTCGAGAGTGGCCCTGACGACGATTTTCTTGAAAGGTTCGGTCGGCATGTCCCAGCCGAGGCGATGGCAGTCCAAGTCCTGCATACCGTAGGTCGTCTGGTCTACGAACCCAATCAGGTCATGCGCCGACCACCCTCCGCCCCGGTGATGTAGGTAATGATTCTCGTTCCACAGGACATCCTTTCCCGAAGCCCCAGGCTGGCTAATGCAGACCACGCGCTGGACCGGGGCCTCCCACGGGTGGCCGTCCTCAGAAGAAAAGGACGACTCGTCAGCGTACCAGAGCTTCCAGCGGTAGGTGGGTGTGACGAAGCCGCTCATTAGGGTGGGCCCTCCACCTCGAACCAGTCCTCTGTGCCATCCTCGGCACATTCGAGGGTGTAGTCCCCAACTCCTGGGATCTGGACAATCACACGAATCCTCAGTTCGGTGCCCGCCTCACAGGCATGGTTCACATCCTGAAGCTGGAGCCAGTCAGCGGTGATCTCATTTCCGTTGTCGTCTCTCCACCTAAATCCTTCAAGCTCGAAGGTGTCGAAGATTGCGGTCCCGGTGGCCGTGACTGCGAAAAGCTGAAGCGTGGCGGTGGCGTTACTGGGCCACCTGGTCGCCGTGCCAGCCATTGTAAGCGCCGGAAGGTCCAGTGACGCGGTGGCCTGGACTTCGGGCTTGACAAAGGTTGCCGTACCGGAAGCCTGGAACGCCGGGAGGTCTACCGTACCACTGGCGGCGTACTCGGGCGGTGTGTGTGTTGCGGTCCCAGACGCAGTCAGCGCACCCAGGTCCAGGCTGGCCGAACCCTGAGAATGTGGGAACTCAGCCGTGCCCGCCGCCGTCAGTGCCGGAAGCGTAAGTGACGCGGTGGCTTGAACTTCCGGCTTCGTGAACGTCGCCGTAGCGGTCAGAGTCAGCGCACCGAGCGCCAGTGAGGCCGTGGCGTCGGACGGCGATATGGCGTGAGTGGCCGTGCCCGCAGCGGTTAGTGCTGGGAGGTCCAGCGAGGCCGTGGCGTCTGACGGCGACAGGATGTGAGTGGCCGTACCGCTTGCCGTCAGCGCCGGGAGGTCCAGGGCTGCTGTGGCGTCTGACGGCGAGATCGCATGTGTCGCCGTGCCCGTGGCGGTCAGTGCCGGGAGGTCCAGGGTCGCGGTTGCCTGGAACTCGGGCTTCACGAAGGTTGCGGTTCCGGCAGCGGCCAGGGCTGGGAGTTGGAGTGCCGCAGTCGCTAGGTCTGGATGCTCAACCGTCCCCGCAGCCTGCAAGGCTGGAAGCACCAGGGTCGCCGTAGCGGAGACTTCAGGCTTTACAAAAGTCGCTGTACCGCTCGCTGTAACAGGCGGCAATACGATGGCGGCTTCGGCCTGGTCTGGGTGCTGGGCGCTCCCACTGGAAACCAGTGCGGGGAGGTTGAGTGATGCTGTGGCCTGAACTTCCGGCTTAACGAAAGTCCCAGTGGCGGCTACCTGTAAGGTTGGGAGCGTGAGCGCCGCTGTGGCCTGAACTTCCGGCTTAACAAAGGTCGCGGTACCCGATGCCTCCAGTGCGGGAAGCGCCAACGCAGCAGTAGCGTTCGAGTCGATCCCCGCTGAGACAGTCAGCTTGGGCGTAACGTCAAGCGTTAATGGTGTGCCGGTCCGAGACAGCCTGAACTTCCACGTCTTACCACTGGCAGGCGATCTCGCTACAAGCGACCACTCCAACTCGGTCCAGCCGGTAGCATTGGCAGCAACCGAATCGGCTGGGTTCTCATCGTCCTGGATCCGACCAGTAGAGAAGGCGTCGGCACCCGCAGGACCAGTCAGTTGTTCGGTGGTATCCTCTCCCCCAGCCGAAATGTACGACGAATCGGAGAGTTCGATCGGGTCAAGGACTGTCGCCGTGCCGGAGGCTGTGAGGGCGGGCAACGCGAGGGACGCGGTGGCATCATGGTCGGGCTTAACAAACGTCGCGGTCCCAGCAGCCAAGAGGGCGGCGAGTACGAGTGTTGCAGTCGCGTTGTGGGGCGGGCCTGTATGGGTCGCCGTTCCAGCCGCCGTCAGGGCTGGGAGCGTGAGTGTGGCCGTGGCGTCGTGATCGGGTGGAACATGGGTCGCCGTTCCAGCCGCCGTCAGGGCCGGAAGGACCAACGCGGCAGTGGCGTTACGGGCGTCGGCGGAGACGTTGACTTCAATCTGGGCGTACAGGCCATAGGTGAAGGCCGCTCCAGCCACCCGGAGGTAAACGGCATCCGCGTCCGTGAGGTCCGCACCCCTGAGTTGGACGCACCACTGATGTTCTACATAATCGTCCTTCGTGTGGGAGTAGTTTGCCAGCGCACCATCTACTTCATCGTACTCCCCGTTTATAAAGGAACCGACGCCACCTGAATCAAGAAGCTGCGTGTTGCAGGCCGCGCCATCAGCAGGAGTCCCCGCCGCACTCCTGACATTAGAGGAGGAGCCATCTACGGCATACCAAGTGCCACCAGTGCCATTGATCTGGTATTCTAGGTAGAGGTCAACGGCGAGGGTCTTGTTGGCGGTTTCGTCCGCTCCAATCCGGACCATGAGGTTCGTGTCGGCGTCCCAAACCTCGGCTACACTGTTGTCTGCACCAATTTGGGTACAGGCGTCGGGGTCCGAGTTGTCGTCCTGGAAAAACCCGTGGGTGTGCTGGTTGAGGGAAAAGGTAGTCATACTACTTGCCCCTCACCTCAAGGACTACGGAATGGTGGAGGCGCTGGAACTCTTCCGTATCGGGGAACTGGCGAGTGATTCGGGTACAGGTGATGAACCGGCCATAAGCCTGTTGTTGATCCACAAAGCCAGCGTAGTCCACTTCCATCCACCGTCCTACATCCTCCCGATAGATGAGGTAGTCCCGGCTGGCTAGAATATCATCCCGGACTATCGGAGGTTGGGCTAGTAGGCACACTCCGAGGATGGGACCCTCCCACGGCTCTCCCTCCTCCGAAGAGAACACAGTGCCGTCCTCGTACCAGAGCTTCCAAGCGTAGGTAGGGGGCGTAAACATTAGTCCACCTTGAACCAGTCTTCGGTGCCGTCTTCGGCGCAGTCTAGTTGGTACTGTCCTCCTTCTGGCGCTTGGATTACGATACGCAGTCGTGTGGTGCCGTCCTCACCAACCGCGTGGCTAACGTCCTGGACTTGGGCCCAAGTCGCCGCCGCTTCGTTGCCGTCGTCGTCCCTCCAACGGAAGCCTTCAAGTGTTTGCGTTAGGGCCGAAACTGTACGAACAGGAATAGCTGCGGCAGGACGTATCAGACCGAAGGGGTCGGCGGCCATCGCCCTTATTTCCTCAAGAGAAACAGTTCGGTTCCAGACACCCGCCCAGGAGATCGGTCCAGCCCAAGGATCCCACCATCCAGAAACGGCGTGTTCTTTTGAGCAACCGATGTTTATGTTTGGTGCGGCTGGTGAAGCCAACGGTGCGCTTCCAGTATCCGTGTCGTCACCATAAACAATTCCGTCCAACCCTACGCACATGAATCGGTGGCTAGTAACGGAGGCGTTAGCTATCGCCAAAATCATCCAAGTGTCTAGTGGGGCTTGGAAGTTAGCAACGATTGAATCCCCCCCATTGGCTTGATTGTACCAGAAAGGAGCCCGATAGCTAGACTCCTTGTGGAGCAAAAGATTCCATCCCCCACTACCGTAATAACCCGTAGCAAGTACAGCCCTCCATTCCGCTGTCGCACTATCCAGGCGGCAAAGGGTTGCCACTGAAAGAGGGTAATTTTCAGGCACACCCGAGGGGTGAAGAAGAGTTTCAGCGTAATCACCATTGGCCCCGGCACACATAAGAGCATGGCCTATGCTGGTGTCCTCAAGCTCATGGTTGGCAGTCTCCAACAAGGTGCCGGGGAACAGCGGCTCCAGGTACCTCAAACCCTTTGCGACACCTTTGAATGGTTCCTCTAGCTTGGACTCTTGCCAAGGCCAGCGAGCCGGTTTTATTCCCGGATTGAGGATCTGGATGCCACCGCGCCCTCCGCCCTGGAGATACCGCGGGTAAGTGAACTCTTCCGGGGCGGGACGAATTAAACCAAAGGGGTCTTGGTGAAGCAACGTCATCTCAGGAGCAGTTAGCGCCCTGCCTTTCCAGACGTAGGCACACTCGTAGTTCCCAAACATGGAATCGAAGGTGGCGGGAACCCCATAAGCCCCAATCGCTAGAGGATGGTCTTCATCCATCGTAGTAGCAGGAACATTGTTTTGATAATCCCCTTCAAAGGGGACCCCGTTGACATAGAGCTTCCAGTAGTTTGTTTTGTCGTAGACGATCCCGAGGGTAATGGGGCCATTCCCGATGGGGTCCATCGTCGGCCAGTTCACATTCCTACCAGTACCTCCCTCATCTTTGAACCACAGCCGGAGATATTCCAAGGCAGTCGAATATTGAAACTCCCAAAATCCGCGTTCAGAAGTCGTCCCGCGTCCCCCCATGATGCCCGGAGTGGTTCCCTCGCTTCCGGTAACATTCAAAGAGACAAAAAAGGATAGGTATTCACCTCCAACCAAGCTGTAAACCGGATCGACAGGAAAGAATCCAAGAGCGTCCTCGGGTTCGGTAACTGCAACCCCCCTCCCCTGCTTCCCAACCTCCCAATCCGTCGTCCACCCGGAAGTCGGAACCCCTCGGATTCCTTGGATGAGATCAATCGGTGCCCCACCCCCTTCCCACAGCGGGACGCAGGCCACCAAGCCGTCCGCTAGTGACCTGAATGGACCCGACAGCCTCTCCTGGCTCCACGGCCAAGGTGCAGGCTTCATTCCAAGAGAAAGGATCTGGACGCTCAAGACTCAGCCTCCTTTTTACTGAATTTCGAGGTCCATCGGGATGATCTCGAACAGGCTGTCGGTCGGGCTCGTGTCGTCGTCCAGGGTGTCCTGGGTAGCATTGTAAATCACCGGGGCAATCTCTCTCCCTGTGATTTCAATGACCCCAGAGGCCGACATGGGTACATCAGACACTTCCTCATCGACCACAATGGCACCTATGAGCATGAGGTTCTTGAGCTTATCGACATGGGAGAGGGCAATATCCCCTTCGCCGTCGTCGTTGTCCCAATGCGTCCCGTCGCCGGTCTTGAGATAGATGTAGACCACCTCGCCAAGTACGGGAGCCGTAGCGGTATCAAAATGAACCATACAGCGCCAGGCGAAGCGGTAAGATACGGCATCAACGCCGAAGTCGTGGGTCGCTCCCTGCCTTCCGGTGAGCGTGGCAAGCCCCTTGAACGTCAAGGCGTAGGTTGCGCCAGAATCCATCCAAACGATGGGAGTTCCGGCGTTCTGTTTGATGGCGTTAGCCATGATTCACTCCCTATTGGTTAGCCGCACCACCAACATTGGACGCGGTGATGACAGTTCCTTGACCCCAAAGGACCTCGGCGCGAGAGCCAGGAGTTTCTATGAGGCCCTTGATCGCGGCAGGGGCGTCCGTATCGGCAATGGCCCAGATGCCACCGCCCCCGTTTTCCTCTGCCAGCTTGGTCTTGATCTCAGGGGTGACGGGAAGCTCCCCATCCCCCGTGGTCAACCAACGAAGCCATTCCTGTTCGTCGATGAGAAGGCCATCGTATTCATCGAATGGCACTACACTCCTGATATCGCCCATCGAGATCGAAGCACGATCCACGGTGTAGTTCTTGGCGTTAAGGAGGTCGGCTATGGCCCGATCCCCATTCCATACTGCCCCGCTCTTGTAGCCCAACGCGAGCGCGTCGGCCTCGATCTCGTCGTGGAGGGCTTGCAAACTGAAGTCAGCCATTGGGGCCTCCTGTTAAAAAATAGGGACAGACGGATCCCTTACCCGCCTGTCCCTAGTTTCAGTGTGTTTCTCAACATCCGAGTTGTCTACCTGGTTTTATGCAGTTTCAGGCATAGTCACAGTGAAGGCGGTGACGGTGACAACTCCACCAGCGACGATTGAAGCGTCATCGAAGCTCAAGTCGCCGGAGCCCTGTCCGCACGATCCGTCCAGGCGATACGTGTCGCCCGCGTCCTTCAAGCGGAACCAGGTCGTGGTGCCAGATGCGTCGGCGCTGGAGTCCTGCCAGGTGCCAGCTTTCGCAATAGCGCCAGCAGACGAGGCACCGAACGCGGTCGCCGGAAGATCAATGTCCGCAAGCAGCGATCCGGCTGCGGCGTCATCGGCGTCCGTGGGCTGGGAACCGTCCCTGATCTCCAACTTACCGCTGTCGAAATATGCAGCGAACGTGTCGGCAAGACCGTCCACTACGCTTGTGTCAACTCTTACAGTCATCTCTTTCCTCCTGGAGTTCGGCCAAACCCACTGGGGGTTCGTTTTAATCTACATTCGTACCGCCGTCAGCAAAAGCGAAACGAATACGGGTCACTACTCGGCGGGCGGCTGTGGGTGGGCACTGCCCTCCCACTTCCTTACCCCCGGTACGGCGTTAATGAGGTTCTGGCCCTGGTAGACACCGCCCATGGTCCCGATCATCAGGATGAACAGTGTCGTGATGTCCGTGAACTCTGTCCCAGTGAGCTTCCCCTCGAATAGAGCCCAGATCAGCAAAAGCTCTACTATCATCAGCAGGCCGGAACACCAGACAACAATGCTGTACCCCCGCCCGCCAATGTTCTTCGTCGTCGCCAGCATTAAAACCCTCCCCCGATTCTGGTTTCCAGTCTGTCGAATCGTGCGTTCATCTCGGTCCTAAGGGCACGGATCTCGTTCGCCACCCCCTCCTCGACACGGTTCTCCCAGTTTAATGCGTCCTGGGACGTGAACCGGTTGCCCTGGATTACCGCGATGTCCGTTGTGTGGTCTGCCAACTTATCTCCGTGCGACACCAGCGTCGTGCTGGCAAGGGAGATAACGACCACCGAGATCGCCAGCAGCACTCCATTCACGCCAGCCAGGACCTTCGCCAGCGTGGTACCATTTATCGTCAACCCCGTCCCGTTAGCCATTACCCTCTCCGTCGTCGTCGTCCGTTTTGTTGGGCTTGAAAAAACTCCACCCGATCATGAGAAGGATGGCAAACATTAAACCCATTAGAACCCAATTTATCATGCTCCCTCTCCTAATCTGGACAGAAGGTTTCAGCCCACGCGGAAGTTGAGTACGCGCCGCTTCCACCGCTGTTGAATTTAATGTGGTACCAGTTGTCGCCGTCCGCCGCCGCCAGGTGGCTGTACGCCTCGTCGCCAGCGGAGGTCGTGGACGTGATCGTGTTCCACGGCCCAGAACTGGACGTGGATGAATGTTGGATCGTGACGGTCGCACCGCTATTCCCGCCATCGAGCCAAGTGAGGTCAACCCAATACTCCTCTGGCTCCTCAGCGCAGGAGTCTGTGTCGTGAGTTCCACCGAGGGACAGTGGCGTGTCGGGCCAAGTTGTATCCTCTCCATACGCAGAGGTTGTGGAGTCTGGGCCGTCCAGCGTAACGGGCCCATTCACCGACAGCGCTCCTGTTCCACCACAATCGTTGATATGGTACAGCCTGTAATGGAAGGTGTCCCCATCCGCCTTGTGGGCCATCACCTTGTAGAAATACTGCGTGTTGGAACTCAGGCCACCACCATCGTCGTCGTCGTCGAACGTCAGGTTGGTCCCGGCGTAGATGCAGTTGCCCACCCCTGCCGTTGTTCCCGAAGGCGTAAACCCGCTGGTCAGGCCCCGGTGGAGCGTGTAGTTGTCAACGTCCGCAACTACGTCCCACGTCACGCGGATCTCATCCCTAGCCAACGCCGCCACACCAAGGATCACGGGTGTCCCTAACGCACCTGCACCCAGACCGTCATCGTTGTAGGTCGTGACAGCCGCGTCCACCGTATTAACCAAGGCTCCCTCCCCTGGCGGCGTAAACGGCGTACTCGTGTGACGGTAAATCTTCGTGTCGTCTATCGTGCCCGTGACCCCGTTGTCCCAGGCCAGGTCTACGTCGTCCGTCGGATCGCCAGAATCCACCTGTGGATAACCGCCGTCCCATGTCGGAGCCACGGGCGTCACGGTATACTCAACAGCCTCGCCGTCGAGCATTGTGTCGTAGGCCGAATCACCACCAGCGTTCTCAGCGCGGACTCGGAACACGTACTCGTAACCTTCTAAGATCACGCCCCAATCGTAAGTTTCTAGGTTTGCTGTTGGGTCAGCTACCCATCCCCAGGCACCGAAAGAGCCGCCGCAAACACGCTCCTTATACTCAATACGGAAGTTGGCCTCGTTGTCAGAGTTGTCTTGCCAGGTGATCCTCATGTCGGTGCCGACCACTGAGGCGGCTACGAGGGTCGGGGCGGTCGGAATGGCTATTACAATCGTCGCGTTACCGAAGGCGGCTGGCCCCTCAGAGGTCGCGTGGTAGCCAGTCACACCATAATAGATCACATCACCAGTGCCCCAACCCGATTCCGTGTGGTCGTACTCAACCTCGATGTCGCCACCCGGCCAATCAAAATACCCGTCAGCGTTCGTTGGTGGATCCCCGGAGAGCGAAGCGTTCTTTTTCCAGTAGACCCTGTGCGTATCCGCCTCCGGTGCTGGCCCCGACATCTTGATAAGGATGGAGACGGCGTCCGCTGGATCGTCCTTCGGGTAAGTCGCGGCCCACGTCGGAGGTGACGTGACAGGTGTTCGCCAGGTCGCACCACTGCTTTGGGCATACCCAGACATCCAAGGGTGGTGCCAGTTGCCCGTATGGACGCGGTAATAGTAGGTCCGCTCGTCAGACAGTCCGGTGTGAGTGTAGGGGCTCCCGCCCGTCCATTCGGATTCCAAAGTCGCCCAGCCTGACGGCGAATCAGCAGCCCATTCGATAACGTGCCACTTGAACCCTTGTGGCGCAGGGTCCGTCCAGGTCAGCCTAAGCTGAGAATCTTCGTTCCCGGAGACGGGCGCTACACTCAGTCCGGTCGGGGTTCGGGGGGACGGTTGGCACAGGGCAGCGCCAAAGAAAGGAATCGTCATGGGACGTGGAACATGATGCCGGTGTAGAGGTCCCCGCCGATCTTCACAGCCGAGATGATGAGGTCCCCGCTACTGTAAGGTGTCCATGGCCCCTGTCCATAGGGGCAGAGCCAGAGGTCGTCCAGCGTCAACGTATCGCCCGATCCACCCTGGACCCTGATGTGGAAGGTGGCACCGTCAGGCATGTTGGTCGGAGGATCCAGGTGAGTCGTCGTCGTGATGATTAACTTCTGCACCGGACCATCAGCAAAGTCAGGCACAACAGTCCCGGAAAGTGAACCCAGATCGTGGGTGGTCGGAACCCCTAGCTCGGGATTATACGAAGTGGCCTCAGTCACCTCGAACATCGGAGCCAACTCCATCACCCGCCCACCGATCTCGGTAGAGTCCTGAGCCACTACCGCCACCCCAGCCCCAGAGTTTGCGGGCGGGAGCATGTCGAAGAACCGATGCGCCCCCGCATCACCACCCTTGTCTACCGCTGAGAAGGGTTGGACCTCAATGATGATAGGATCGCCGTCCGTCATTTCAAAAGTCTGGTCCGGCGACCCGCCCGTGGCTTTCAAGTAATCTGAATAGTCCGCGCTGGTGTTGATCGTGTAGCTGTACTCCGCTCCAACACCTACCACCGTGAACTCCATCGACTCAACAGCAGCCCCTACTTGGATGTTGAGCAGGACCTTGTGGGTTGAGGTTGAGGTGACGTGAGGCACCCACTCGCCAAAGACGACGATGCCCAAGGGCGCGAGGTCGTCTCCGGTTCCGCCAGCGTTGTACTGGATCTCGCCTTCCCACGTTTCCGCGCTTTCGGAGCCCGTCTTGCCAGCCCCGGACCAACCTCGTGCCCATACATACAGCGTCTCGCCGTCAGCCAGGGCGCTCCCGGCGTTAACAATGTCCTGGCGGTTGTCTGAATAACTTGAGCTAGTCCAGTCCGTGATGACGCTCGTGCTTGCTTTGTATTCAACGCAGGCTGTGTCCTCGTCGCCCGTCCAGGCCAACCGCCCTTGCGTTCCCACCAGCGTAAGGGATGGGCTGATGTTCGGGAGGGTGTCGAAGTCGAAGGTGTGTGAGCCCGTAACCCACACGTCACCAGCACCAGCATCGTATCGGAAGCCCCACAACATCGCTGAGTTGTGCTTCTCGCTAATGAGGACGCCAGTGTCGTGGAGGAGCCTGTAGACCACGGTGTTGTCGTACTGGTCCCATGATGTCGGCTCCCCGGCGTTGTGAACCACACCCCCGGCGAGCGTGTGGAACGACGTAGCGCTTAGGAACCCAGACGGATCCTCAATAGCCAGCGTGATGTTCCCGTAGCTGCCAGCCTGGGACGGGATCACCTTGGCAGTCGGTATAACGGTGTCCGTGTCAGTGAACCCGATGTACCCAGTGAAGTTCTCAGACGACGGGTCGCCAGAGCCAGCCAGGCCACCCGTGTCGTTGTAGGCTTCCACCCGGACGCCAAGCTCACTGCCCTCAGCGAGCCCGGCATAAATCTCCACTTGCCCCGACTGAGTGTCCACGTAACTCCCGCCAGACACGTCCCCTGGGATAGAGCCAACGGCGGTCTTGTACTGAATGGACTGCGTGTCTTCGTCACCGATCCACGAGAACTTCACGTCACCGTCAGGATTGATGGAAAGCGAGCCCGAGAAGTTCGGCAAGAGGTCCACGTCGAAGGTGTGGGATCCAGTGATCCACACGGCTCCAGGGCCAGCGTCGTACCTCACGCCCCAGAAGATCACCGAGTTGTGCTTCTCGCTAATCGTGACTCCGGTGGAGTGAGTGAGTTGATACGGGTCCGAGTCGTCGTACTGATTCCAGGTCGTCGGATCGCCTGGGTTGTGGATGCCGCCGCCGTCAATGGCATCCATCGAGGTGGCGTCCACGTACCCGTTGGGGTCCTCAATCGTCAGGGTGATATTGCCGTTGGTCCCGACCTGCTCCGCGATCACCTCCACTGTTGGTGAGATCGTGTCCACGAACGCTAACTGCAACGACATGTCTTCCGTGGAGTCTGTCCCAGCGCCGCCCGTTTGGGTGTGACCCCTACAACGGACGTACAACGTCTGACCAGCGGTGAAGGTAGTGTGGATAGAGGTTAGACCAGTTCGGGTGTTCACGACGCCGTCAGGGGTGTCTAGGTCCACTGCCGTCACTGGTGCCGACACACTCTTTGAGTACGAGAGTGACAGTAGGTCCTCGTCCCCGATGTGGCTTAGATAAACCGTAGTGCCGTCCTGCAACAGGGTCGCTGAGAACTCGGGCAAGAGGTCCGCGTCGTAAGTGAACGACCCAATGATCCAGAACTCCGTGGATCCACCGTCCAGGCTATACCTCACGCCCCAGAAGATCGTTGACGGCTTGCCCTCAACCAGGGTGACGCCAGCGGTGGGGGCTAGGTCGAAGACTGGCCCAGTTACGTCCAAGTCCTCCCACGGGTCTTCTGGATCGCCCGGAGCGAGGCCAGTGCCGCCCTGGATGCGCTGGAACGCCGTCCCGGTGACGCGATCTTGAGGATCGTTTAGCTCAAGGACTAAGTTTCCCACGCTCCCAGTCTGGCTTGGTATCGCCTTGACCGTTGGTACGATTGTGTCACTGCCGAGATAAATGACAAACTGCATCGCCTCGCTGGGGATGGACACTTCTTGGGTAGCGTCGTCCGTGGCCGAAGTCCGATAGAACTGACCCTCCACGCACAAGCACTCGCCGGAGGCCAGTACAAACGACTCAAGGTCCTGGTAGTTGAAGGTGTTGCCGCTGTACTCAGTTCCCTCCGCGTCGTCGAATATGATGGAGTTGAAGACCTCGCTACCAACGTCAGTCTTGTTGACCCGGAACCTCCAGCTTTGGCAGTCGGTGTCGATGGCCTGGGGGATGATTACCGGAGTCCCGTCTTCCTCGGTCGTGAAGTTGAAGTAACCATTCGGTATGGCGTTGCCGTCCACGAACAGCCTGCCGGGGTCGTCCGCTGGCCTGAAGAGGTTTCCGGCAGCGTCCACAGCATTGAAGAGGATCACCTTCCTGGTCCCGCCCTCATCTGGTTTCGCCACCTCGACGTTTATATCCACTGGGTCCGCCACTATGCCCGTCACTGTGTAGTCACCGGGCCAGGTCGGCTCGCCATCCCCCTCATCCATCGTGTAATACCCGAAGTTCACCTCGTCCGAGTCGTCCGTGGCGACGAAACGGACCCCCTCGTTGAGGGTGCTGTCTGGGATGTACGGGAACCAGACCACCCTCGGGTTGTTGTTTTTGACATGGTAGGTGTACCGGAGGCCGGTCAGCCCGCTCTCGCCCTGGGTACACGCCTCGTCCGTGTAGAACACAATACCGACGTAGCGGACCTCCCCATCGGTGTTGAAGGTGTGGACATTCTCTCCGCCCGTTGGCAGGCCGTCGAAGGTGAGAATTGCGCCCGTCGTGGTCACGTCGTTCTTAGTGGGCTCGGTGTCGGAATCAACGTACTTACAGCCCTCGCCCAAGAGCCACCCTGGGAAGAGAAATAGGTCGCCGTCGTCTTCATCTAGGTGTGGATTGCCGTGCGCGATCCCAGCAGTGATCTGTTCCTGAACGACGGGGGCGGGGACGTAAAGGTCGTAGACCGAGGTGCCGTTGGGTGTAACGTCCCAGGTGGCCGTGACCGTAATCTCGGTGGCAGTGTTGCTGGCGACCTCACGGATGGGGTCGTCGGCGTCATAGCCAGCCCCTTCGATAATCTTGATGTGACACCCATCCCACTCATCAACCTCCCACGCCTTAGTGGTATCGTTCAAGGTGTTCGAGGTGTTGCTACCAGAGGAAAGTCCGTTGTCTAGCGGGTCGTCCGCCCTCACGCCCATACCACTCAGGAGTACGGGACGCACCTCCACCATGCCGATGCGCGATGCCCGAAAAGCGATCTTCCTGGTCTTCGACACCCCAAGCTCGGTCCAGTCCGTCCACGCCAGCGTCTTCGGATTCTGATACCGGAAGTCCACAACCACCGACCAGTTGGCGTAAAGCCACTCCGGTTCGTCCCAGTCCACTACCACCAACGGCTGCTCACCATCAAGCTCAACGTAGTGGTCAATTAGGACCCCGGTGACGTGGGGCGGCACCCCATGGGGCGGTACGAGCGTGGATGAAATATCCACCGAGTCAAAGTCGTCAGTCGGGTAGTCTAGGTAGACGTGATCGCGAGTGAGTTCGCAAGTCAGATTGTACGTGGCGGTACCGCCATCCTCTAGCCTGACCACCCTGGCTGTCTCGTTGGCGATCCCGCTGATGTCGTGGTTAATGAGGACGTGATCGCCCACCTCCAGAACCAAGCCCTCAATGTTCAACCCAGTGATGACGAACTCGAAATTGTGGTCTAGTTCACGACGAAGCTCGTACCACCCGTTCCGGACGGCCTGCTGCCACTCTGTCGTGGCAGGCATGTCGATCGTCCTCTCGTTCAGGCCGAACTTGTCGAAGTGATAGTTGCTCTGGTCGTCCTCATAGGTGTCCGGAATCGGGACGGTGGCACCCCTGCCCTGATCCTTTGTGGACTCCCAGGAGGCGATCACTTGGTTGGTCAGTTCGTGAAGGGCCTTCTTGTGGCGCACCTGGATGGGTCCGACGTTGTCCGTATTAAGCTCAAGCGCATAAATGGCGAAGGTGCCACCAACGGACGGGGTGGGGCTAAAGGCCGAAGACACTGTGAATGTCGTCTTCGTGTTCGAGGCGATGGTTCGCACCTGTCCCGCGCCCGTCCCCGTGAGGATCTTCGCCTTCAGCCCAGTGAGGAGTCCACTCACGCCACCGTCCGGCCAGGATGAATCAACTAAACCAGTCCTAGTAGACTCTGTAATCACGGTTGACGTGGCTCCCGTAATCGTGCCCGTCCCTCCAGTCGGCGCGTCCAGCACGAGGCCAACCTTGCCGTCCTTCGCTACCAGCGTACCACGGCAAGCCTGGAGCAGCATCTTGAGAACTTCGCCGCGCTTCCCAGACTTCACGTACAGGTCGGACCTGTACCGCTCAACGCTAATGAGGCTGTTGTCAAAGTCGTAAACGCTGATCGTGTCTTCTGCGTAGTCGCCCCAGTCGATGAACGAGCCAAGGTCAACGTCACCAGCCGGTAGCCCAGCGGACCAGCGGTCGCTGGAGTCCTCTCGATGGGGGGCTATTAGGACATCGAGGATCTGCCAGACCGGGTTCCTCGAAAACTCGTAAGCGCCCGTCACTGGGTTGGACCCCGAGTACACGTATTTCCTGACCTTCTTCCCTTTGTACAAGCACTGGATGTCCGGGACCTGGGTGGTCCAATAGCGCGTCCCACGGACACGCGGGATGATCGCGCCTGGGCTGATGTTCCAGGTGCCGAGGTCCTGCGAGAGCGTCTCCCACACCGTGTTCGTGACCTGGGGGGATAGCTCATAATTCGTGGGTAGCTCCATGATGAAGTAGCCCACATTGCGGAGGCACTGAAGCCTGGGATGGCCTTGTCCCGATCCCACTTGGGGAAGAAGTCCGCTGGTGCCTGCGACGTGGTCCCGGTCAGGATCTCGAACTTGTCGGCCCAGTCTCGGTTCACGTAATACTGGGTAGCTCGGACGTGTACACCGTCCAGCAGGACGTTGTCCGCGACGGCTTCCAGCCCAGTGTCAAGGGGGCCCTCACCGATCACACAAACCGCGAACGGGCCGTCGTTGTCCGTCCCCCACGAGGCCCAGTTCTTTGTCCCACCACCGGCCTTCGAGTGGACGCCCACGATCATCGGCGTCACCCAGCGAGTGCCGTAAGGGATGGGCACGATATTACCCGCCACCCCCTCCATCTGCGCAACGGCACCTTGCTTAGGCGTGGCCCTTCCGAACTGTTCGCGGAAGTAGTCCATCCCGCCAAACTTGTCCTGCTGGCGAGTGGAGTTCGCAAACTGCCAGCGCCGTCCGCACTCACGGATCATATCCCTCGGGCAACCCTGGTAAACAATCTTGTCGCCAGCGACCAGGGTGCCGCTCCAGGTGATCGTGGAGTTCAGCTTGATCTGCCCATTAGCTAGGTCCGCCTCAGTGACTCGTAGGTTCGTGTAGACTGGGGACGAGGCTCGTTCGATTGTGACGTAATTGGATGGATAATCGGATGGCTCAAGGGCAACCCCAGCCTGCCCAGTTGCCGCCGACCCCGTAATTGGGATCCACGTTGTGTTGGTGTAGCCGCCGCCCGTCGTTACCGTAGCCGAATCAGTGTACCCACAGTTGGTGTCCGCGCTTCCGAAATCCCACCCACAGTGGTTCATCATGACGCGCCCGACGCTGCCGCCCTTCGCCATTCGTGCGTCGGCCATGACGTTAAGCGTTATTACATCAGCGTTCACCTCGGGGCGGTAGACCGTTCCAGAGAAAAGTAGGACGGGTCCCTCGAAGGCGGTGTACTCGGCATTAGTGGCGAAATACTGACTCACCTCAGCGGTGGCCCCATCGAAGTCGTTCGTGTTGTGGTAGGCCGAGAACGCCCAGTCTGCGTTGTTGAATTTCAGGACGATGTGGTCGATCCCGTCCGCCGCGCTGACGACGATCCTTGGGAGGTCCATCATGTCGCCAGTGTACGGCTGGGCGGAGATCGTCACCGCTGCCGTGGCTACAAAAAGCTCCGTCGCACCCGAGTCTACTAGGGTGATCTTCGCTACCGTGATAGGGCGGCTCTGGTCTGCGTCCAGAATCGTCTGGATCGCACCACTAACGGTTCTCATTACAGGACCTCAACCAGGGTGAGGTTCACCTTCTCTGCCTCGTACAGGAAGGTTTCTCGGTCCATCATGTCCATGTCGTACCTGACGGAGAACTCCGCCTCGCTCAGGTACTCGAAGTAGCTGAAGGAATACAGCCTCCCCTCCTGGGCCAGAAAGTGGTTCCAGAGAGTGTCCGCGTCGGTCGGCGTCAGTTGGTCGAAGAGGATCACGAACTTGCGCTTCAGCGGCACTTTGGCGGTCCTCTTCTCCTTTCCTCCCCACCCGGCGTTCACGATCGT